AGCATGATGCTGTCTGTTGATGCAACCTTAACAGTGTTGGCCATCTTTGCCTTCACCTTTGGGTTAGACAACCAGCCAAGAGCGTTCTGGTTGATGATGCCATTAGCATCCTCAACTGTCTTAACCAGATCGGTCAAGTCAGCCCAGGTCAAGGCAGCCACATCTGTACCGGCAGAGATGTCTACGTTTCCGACATTTCCGTCATTCAGGATGCCTGTTGGCTGTCCAGATGCACCTGTTCCGCTGATTGCTACAGACTCAAGCTTATCGGCAAGAGCGCGCAGCAAGTCATCTTGGACAACTTGATCCAATGCTGGAATTGACTCTTTTAATGCCAATCGACCGATGTCCACATATGCGCCCATTGTGCGGGGCTGGAGAGTAACTCCTGCATCAGTCTGTGACTGATCTGCAACAGCACCTAGCTCCTCAACAAATCCAGCAGATGCGCCAGTTGAGAACTTTGGCATCTTGATGCGATTTGTTAGACCGCCGATAAAGGTAACGCCGAGGGCAGCCATTACTTGCTTTGCCCGGAGTGCCTCAATGAACATATCGCCGCGATGAATTGTCGGGATAAAGTTATCAACGACATTCTCATCACCTACAGCACCTGTGGCTGCGGTTGACATTGCACCAGCACGAAACGCAAAGTCAGGAACATAAAAGCCCTCTGTTTGCTTGCCGGTGCGGCTAGTGATTTCATCGTGCATTTCACGCTCAAAACCGGCATCTGACCAGTCATGAGTTAGCTGTGCGCGAATCATTTTTCCAAGCGAATAGTCACGCTTCTCTTTGACAGGCATATCAACGACATGAGCAGGGGTATCAAGAGGCTGATTTTGAATGGCATCCAAAAGGCTGCCACGGAACTCATCAATTGAAGTTCCCTTGCCGATGGCCTCTTCGCCCATATCAGCTTTGTTATGCTTGCGCGCCAAGGTCATAATCTCCTTGGCATTTTTTTGTGCGGCTTTGGCGGCTTCCTGCCTTACCGCATCAAGATCAATTTCAGACATATCGTCTTTCCTTTCCTCGATCTTAGGGGTTGCATGTAGGGTTTCGGAATTAGACCGACCAACGCCGACAAGACTTGACTGGTCTGCCGGAATAGAAACGATGCTGATTTCCATAGGTGTTGTGCTAACGCGATAAATCTCTTTATCATCGTTCTCACGCTTCACGCGGCCATCTACTCTATAGCCCACGCTTATGTTTTGGCGGATACCATCCACCACATCGCTGAACACTTCTGAAGCAAGTTGGCCTTTTCCAAAGCGAACTTTGGCCCGCAGACGGCGAGCCTCCTCATCCAATTCAACAGATTCTATGACGCCAACTTGGCGCTCCATATCATGATCCAATAAAAGCGGTGCGCGACCTGAATTTAAGAAATCCAGATTCATGCTCTCACGACTATGATCAATAACCTCCATCCCAAATGAACGTTTGACCGGCTCCTCAGAGGAGACACCAACCATAACGGTGCGGGATTCTTCATCAATAGCACGGTCACCCATACCGATAGCGCGCTGCAAAAGATCGGCGCGCTCAATGCGCTCCTCTTCTTTGTCATGATATGGACGCTCTTCCATATCCTCATGACCGGCGCTTTCTTCCATTTCCTGATGCGGCTTTGCAAAAGTGATGACATAAGCCTCATCAGTCTCTTGAACATCTATAATGTGACGCTCTTCCATTTCATCACCTCTCTCGCTAATAGCAGGCTCAAAATTGACCGGCTCAAAATCATGCTCTGCTAACCATTCGAGAGCCTCCGCTTCGGTGTGCCGGTCTGCATCGAAACGAATAGATTGAATTTCTGATGTATTATCCACGATCCCATAGATAAAATCAATTCCAGCATCTCCAGCATCAACCTCACGTCTAAACTCTTCATATTTAGCCGGGTCAGTTATGCGCGCCGCATGCTCATTAGGATAAGGGCGCTCATCATGCCAGCCCCGGAGATCGTTAATTTTTGTTAATGCGCTAAACTTATGTGCAACCAGCGTATCGGTTGCCTCATAATCATCCTCGCCCATTCTGTACAGCCTAATCAGAGCAGCCGGGTCATCCTCTGTTCCTGTTATTGTGAAATCGCTATTTGGCACGTTTATTGAGCCATCGCGCGCAATTCGCTCTATTTCGCCTCTGGCTCGACCGCCAGGGTTGTTCCAGCTTACAAAATCACCAACGCTAAGCGCGTCCGGGGCAGCGCGACTTTCATCATCAAGCCTATCCATTATCCGGTCTTTCTCCTCTGCCCAGGCTTTGCCACTATTTCCTCCCCATAACGCCCAGGCGATCCGGCCTGCGGATGGATATCCATCCTCATCCGGGGTAAATCCTTCGCCCTGCTTATCTACCTCATGTCGGGCAAAGTAGCTAACCATCCGGCGCACAGTTTCTGGCGATAACTCTTGACGATTAACAAGCTGCCGCGCCCTGGCAACACCTACCTCAGTGCCGCCTCGGCCATATTCAGCGCGCCAATCAAGGCCGCGCTGCGCCTCTTCAGCCATAGTTTCTGTCGGCTTTAGGTTTATCTCCTGGCCTTTATATGTCGCCATCGTCATCACCTTCTGAGCCTGGCTCTGGAGCAGCCATCTTAGCTGGGCCAAACGATGTCAGACCGCCGCCAAACGGCTCAAACGCCAGCTTGAGACCAAGTTGCTCAGCCATTTCCTTGTCACGCGCAATCTGATTAAAGGTTTCCTCAACATCGCGTCCATAGTTTGAGGCCACATCTTGCATTGAGAGAATGCCGTTTTGTAAGCCAACAACAGACGCTTGGATTTCCTTCATAGGGTCAACCCAGTTCCAACCGCGACCTCTAAAATTGGCATTATCAACAAACTTGCCATATTTGGAGGATGGGATAGGGATTCCACCGAAATCCATAGCAGAACTGAGCCACTCCCTAAAAACCGGTTCAACAAAGTGCTGGATCATAAACATGTGCAGTGACCGATACCCATCACGCTCATCAAGAGCGCCCTGGCGGATGCTGCTATAGTTCACGGATGATAAATCGTTTGACAGGCTTGCATAACTTACATTCAAACCAGACGCAACGCCACGAAGCATAGCTGATTCAAACTCTGCATAGCCTGTATTTGGGTTATTAGGATCAAACGTTTTCAAATCCATCCCTGGACTGAGTTGCATAAACTCTCCAGGAGAGGCGCTAATAGTTGGCTGGAACTCGTTTTCATATCCATCACCAACGAAATCATCTCCGCCAGGCGTGGTTATGATCCCCATTTTAGACGCGCCGATGCGCGCCGCGATAACCTCAGCCTCACGATATGCGCCGAGGTGCTTTAGGGCAGACATAGCTGAGACCATAAATGGCTCGCCGCGTGTTTGATGAGTTCTGCTCGGCATATAGATATGGATGATTTCATCAGCCGGAACGCGAATATGTTTTTGGCTTTGGGCATTATTGTAATACCTATCGCCCGGATGTGAGGTCAAAACGTAATATGCAATCGGGCGATGAGCTTTATCCATCTCAATGCCCATTCTAATCTGATTGCCATTATTCAAGGTCTCGTTTTTCTTGTCATCAATAAGATCAGCCTCAATAAATTGAAGCGCGAAACCATCCCTATACTTTGATCCTTTTAGTTTTTTGATAAAAACTTCACCATCACGCGCCAGCGCTTCGATCACTAGACGCTGAGAATCATACCAGGACATCCGTCCGTCTGCTGTAGGATGACCAAGCCGACCCCAGGTTTTCCAAGCATTCTCAATAATTGTGTTTCCGGTTGAATCTAGCTTGCCATCATCATTCCTGGCCTTGACTTGTAGCTGGAAACCAGTGTCACCGATAACATTTGTTTTTAAAAGGTTAATATATCGCCGGGCATATTCATTGTCTCGCACAAGCTCCCGGCTGCGATTACGCATAACCTCTAGTGTAAAGCGTAACTCACTGTCGGCGGAGTTACCCGATTGAATGAAATCACCGAATAAACGTCCTGATCTAGCCGCCGCATATGATCGCTTGCCCATTTTAGTGGGCTTTTGATCCCGCTTTAAAAAGTCAAAAAGCCCCATCGTTAAAACCTCACTTTAATAGTGCCGCCGTGCGAACGACCATTTTTAACGTGATCTTTTTTGTGCTGCAAGACCACCTCGCGCCGGTAGTAATCACGCCACTCGACTAGCTCAGACGGCTGCATCTTAGAGAGCGATCGACCATTTATTGAGTAAGACAAAACATCAGCATCAGCCCGACCTTGCAGAACCGTCTCAATTTTATCAACCATAATCTCGGCATGTGAGCGCGGATCAACGTTGTTATCAAGATCGGTAATAATATCCCAGGAGCCAGTCTGGATAACGATGCGCTCGCTATCGCTGGTGCGTGTGATCTCAAGCTGCCAGTGGTGATGGCCTAAGTCAAAGGCTGCGCTCGCTACACTTGTAATCGTGAAAAGATAATCATCCCCATCAGCAACACCACTAACGCTAAACTCATGCGTCCCGCCTGCCTGAGACACGCGACTCATATAAAGGACGCTATATGTTGATGATGGATAGTCCTGGCCTAGATTCTTTTTGCGCCAAGTGACGCGATCGCCCACAACAATCTGGTCAGGCTCTAATGTTGGTGCGTTTGCGGTATCGAATAAATTAGCCATTAGCGCCACCCATTAATAAAATTGTTTCGCGCTACCATTTGGCGGCGGGGCTGATTGTTTTGAGGCGTATCGCCCCTGGCCTCTTTAACTTGTCGCGCCGCACGCTCTGCCAGGCTATCCAGATTCAAATTCAAAATGGCAAGCGCCCCTATCGCATAGACTCGGCAATCAAGTGCCTCATTCCGTGTCCTGGTCTTAACGAACTCCCTTCGCGGGAACCCTTTATGATATTTTGTCACGATCTTCTCAGATGACGCCAGTTGCTTAAAATACTCATCTGATCGGTCATCTGGAAAGTGACAATATCCAGCACCTTCAGATTGTAACCTAAGACGAGAAAATATTAAAGATTTAATATTGTCAACACCCAGGGTAAATAATCTAATCTTGCCAATGTTATTTCTAGTCGGCCTGCTAACGATAGGTCGATCCTCTCCAGCCATACCTTTTATGGCAAAAATGCGGCGACCCTCTCTTGATCTCACAAAATCATAAACAGCTTTTGTGTAGTGACCGCCGGAGTCAATGCAGGCAGATCGTATCTGCAAAATCCGACCATCCTCTGTTTCATATTTACTGGATAAGATATTGTCTAAATCCTGCCACAGTTGTGGGGTTGATGGATCGCCATAGAGCGTATGATACGCCACACTCCAGCTTTCCTCGGCGCGCCCGGTTCCCATTACCTCGACCTCGATCCGATCGTCCTGGGTATCACAACCAGCCGTCAAAACCAGGATGCGGTTGTCTAGCTTATCGCCAAACGACTCAGCGCGCTCTGCAACAGCGTAGTCATCAACGCGCTCACCTTCATCCTCCCAGGACTGTGCAAGCGTTGTATTTACAAAAACCCTAAGCGTGTCAGGCATCTGCTTGGCGCTCATAAAGTCTCTGGCTATATCCCCCAGAGGCGTCCAAGGCGAGTAAAGGCCGGATAAGTGAAACCCTGCTGTGCCGCTAAACTTTTCAGAGGCACGCCATTCGCCGCCTTTGACCGCCCGGTAACGCTTTGCATCATCCCAGGCGCAGCCGCACTCTCCGCAAATATACTCGGCTGTCTCTGGTTTATCCTTTTCCCAATGAACGTTTGACCAGTCAAGCGTCTGCGTGTGACCGCAATCCGGGCAAGGCACATAGTAATATCGCTGATCACTCTGCTCAAAAGCGGCCTCAATCCTGGATGCGCCTTTGTTTGTCGGGGTGCTAACCATCACGATCTTGCGATTATGGGTAAAGGTTTTGGTTCTAGCGACACCAAGATTAACAGGATCACCCTCTGATCCGGCGCTGGCTGGGTAACGATCAACCTCATCAAACAGAACACAGCGCACCGGGCGCGATGCTAAGCCAGCCGCGCTATTAGCGCCAACGATTGCTAGATAGCCGCCGGGGAACGATTTTTGATAAAGCGTGTTTCCGCTATCTCTTGACCTAGCATCTTTGACCTTGTTTTTTAGCGCAGGCGTGTCTCGCAGCATAGGCGCGAGGCGATCATTAGACCACATCTTTGCCATTTCGAGAGTGGGCTGGACAATGAGCATAGGAGACGGTGATTGATCTATAAAATATCCGACCGCGTTATTGATGATCTCAGTCTTGCCAACTTGCGCGCCGGTCATGAAAACCACTCGCTCAATAGTTGGATCAGATATCGCCTGCATCATCCCGCGCTGATATGGGGCGCGATCAGTAGACCAAATACCCGGCTCAGCAGATGCCTCCGGGGAAAGTCGGCGATAAAGATCAGCCCATTCGTCAATCGACAGGTTTGGCGGCGGGCGCATCGCTACCAGGATTTCCTGGCTGATCCTCGCCGCTGTCGGATGACCTGATAGGGTTATTAACTTTGACTTTGACATCAGATATCTCTTGCAGTGCATCGTAAATATGATCTTTTAAAAGGCTCTTGACCTCAACCAGTTTCTCAGCGGCATAAACTTCCGGCGCTACGCGCTGCGGAAAGGCTAACAGCTTTTGACGCATATTCTGAGCAACTTCCATCCAGGCCGACTCAACATCGGTTGCCGGGATAAGTTGCTCCTCGATCTGCGCCTTTTCCATCTCAGCCAGGTCGGCCTTGACCTTGGTTAGCCTGGTGCGGTGCGCGTTATAGTCATCGCCGCTAACATCTGCACGCAGGCCGCGCTCCCGGAGGTATTTAATATAACCGCGAACAACCGGCACAAGCTCATATCTGCCACGTTCTTTGCGCGGTATTACGCCCTCATTTACTAATTGTGTCACCCGCTGAGGCGTTAAATCAAGCAATTTTGATATGGTATCAAGCGGGAAAGTCTGGTCAGACATCGCTCATCTCCGCAAAAGCCTTGCCAGATTCAACGTGGATAGCCTGCTTTCCGGTGTAATCCTGCCAACGTTTTACCATTACATCGACATATTTGGGGTCAAGATCAACTAATCTACAATGACGACTCGTCTTTTCGCAGGCTATTAGCGTTGATCCAGAGCCACCAAAAACGTCTAAAACAAGATCGCCGGGCTTGCTGCTGTTAGAAATAGCCCTCTCAACAAGCTCAACAGGCTTTTGTGTCGGATGAACATATTCGCCAGTCGCGCCCCGGCTCATATACCAGACATCGCTTTGGCTCCTGTCACCGTACCACGCGCCGCCCTTAACATAAAAAATAAACTCATGCTGCGGTCTGTAATTAGCGTTGCCGAGGCCGATGCTTTTCTTATCCCAGACGATGCAGTTAGCCACAGACGCGCCGCCAAGCTCAATCGCTTCTTCAAATTCTGAATAAGTGCGCCAGGTGAAGCATATATAATAGGCTGCGCCTTGCTTGGATGACGCGATACAAGTACCGATAGCATCACGCACTAGGTTTATCAGGCTCTCGCCTTCTAGATCATCACCCTTAATCATGCCGTGGGCCTTAATTGATCGACCGCCGGGCAGAGATGAGTGATCACCCCTGGCCCGACCGCCGCCATAGCTCATACCATAGGGTGGATCGGTAAAGACCATATCGGCCTTTTGCCCTTCCATCAGTTTATCAACCGCATCGATGCTGGTGCTGTCGCCGCACATAACGCGGTGTGAGCCTAACTGCCAGATGTCGCCCAGCCTGCTAATCGGCTCATCCGGCGGCGGCGGCGCTTCGTCCTCATCGACAAGGCCTTCATTTACAGCCTCAACAAGTAGCTTATTAAGCTCATCATCATCAAAGCCGGTTAGCGATAGGTCAAAATCTAGGTCTTTCAGATCACCTAATTCTAGGGCAAGCATCTCATCATCCCAACCAGCGTTGAGCGCTAACTTGTTGTCCGCAATAACGTATGCTTTTTTCTGGGCCTCGGTTAAATAGTCAAGCCGCAGGCAGGGAACCTCTTTCATATTGAGGCGCTGCGCTGCGATCGTTCTTCCGTGGCCTGCTATTATGACGCCTTCGCCATCAATCAAAACCGGGTTGGTAAACCCGAACTCTTTGATTGAACCGCATATTTGGGCAACCTGTTCATCGGAATGCGTGCGCGAATTGCGCGCATATGGGATGAGTTTTTCGACTTCAACGTACTCAATTTGCTGTTTCATTTTTGCCACCTTTTAAATTAAAACGTGTGACAAAAATGTCACACTAGCCAAGCCCCGCGATCCGCAATGACC